GCCTTAATAAACCTATACATCCATTCGCGCTTCTTAGCACTCATCCCGAAGGTTTCGGCAATGCCACCTGCAATGTCATGCGCTAATGTTTCAATCGGCATTATTTACCCTCCTTCTATGCTAAAATACTAAGCTGCGATGGCGTTGTTACCTGCGCCTGTTTTACATCAGTCGCAACTATGTTCTGAGCGTTGTTAGCAGCCACCGCCTCATAAGCCTGCGACACCTGCCCTATCTCATTGGAGTATGCTTGCGTCTGCCCACTGGCATCATTGGAGGGATTTACAAGTGTTTCTTGCGATTGTAGTATGCCTTCCAGCGTATTAGCAGCCAGCATGTTGATACTGCTACCAGTCATAGGGTTCTTTGGTGGGGCTGTGTTTTCAGTCTGCGCTCCGGTGGTATTAGGCGGTGTGCCTAGACTCACCGGCGTCACGGCAACAGCTGACTGCAATAGTGATAAAGAAGCGTTGACTTGCATAGATTTAGCCTTTCTAATTTCCATTATTTATGTTTGTCCTGAATGGCGGTGATAAAGTCCTTGGCCACTACCATTGCGTTTTCCGGTACTACCCACGAGGGCTTGACCAGGTAGCCGCTAAACAGAGCAACCGACAAGATTGCATTGGCAAAGAGAATACCAAGCAGGAAGATATAGAGTCGTTCACGATTCGGCATAATTACCCCTTTCTGATTCAACAAATTCCTCAAAGGAGATGAGCCCGCCGTACTCGGCTTCGATAGGGTCTAAATCCTTCTTACATTCCTCGCAGAACTCACGATATTTCTGCCGCATTTCCTCGTAGAATATACCTGCTGTTTTATTCGTCATGGTTATTTTTCTCCCTATCCTCAGCCTCGCATAAATGCAGCCAGAATAATTCGGTTATAGATTGCCGTATGCAGCTTTCCGTAAAATCAATGTCCAGCTTCTTCAGCGGCTTTTCCTCATCCTTGTTAAATTCCTCAGCCAGTAGCGTAATAAGATAAAGACACTCATATGTTACTTTTTCGGTAAACCTTTCTATCTCACGCGCTGTTTTCATGGTGCATTCCTATCAAGCTGGTTATTAAATGTCAATAACAATTTATTCACCCTTTATTGAGGTATCTGAGGAAGAATACTAACAATAATCTCCGCGACTTCGATGGAGTTTTCTATCCAAGTATCATAACGGCCATCACCGTCGTTCACGCGGCGTATCTCAAGCTTATTCTCGATGATGCTGGATATTTTATCAATCAGAGTATCTCCCTGAGTATTTTTTTGTTGGTCTTCATATTTAATTAGGAGATCATCGGAAAATGCCAACGGATATATTTTTTTTGCTTCGCTTATCATCCAAGCACCAATTTTATTTATATTTTCAGGATCAAAATTTTGCTCTACCTTACGGCCATTAAATTCATCACCGATCCAAGCTGTAACGCCACCATCCCAGAAAGACGCTATTCCGCAGTTTATTTCGCTTTCGTAAAGCCTAAACATTGCTTGCTCTATATTCATAATCTTCTCCTTCATTAAATTGTTATGCTGTTAAACATCTTGGCCTAATGCGTGTAATGCATCTAGGCATTCATCTTGCAGCCTTTCAAAGCTCTTGGCCCTCAAGTATAATACATTCACGTCTCGCTTATTTTCTGCCCTTTGCGCTCTCTGGATTGCAGTCTGTGACTCATAGGTATGAGAATTGCGAGAATCCCTAAGAGCCTTTATTACTATTTCCGGTATTTCCATAACTTCCTCCACTATTAAACCTCTTTATCCGGACTCTCAAAACGATGAAACATTCCGGGCAATTCCCTTATAATATCATCGATTAATATTTCCGCCATTTCCTCAAAGGTGGGGAATATGGATTCATTCGTCTGTTGTTGTGTCGTCATGGCTTGGCTCCTTGTATGGTTTGGGTTTGTTTGAGTTATACCAGCTTTCTGAAACGATGGACTTCTTACGCGGCGGAAATCTGAGTAAATGCACTTCTTTTGTCAGCCTCGCAATCTCACCCTTAAACTGACCGTGCGGCACGTCTAAAATACGCTTGCGCTCCGTGTCGTCAACATGCGCCAGGATTCCCCATTTCTTATATAGGTCATGCGGCGGGAATAAGATGAGCGTTCTCATGCTGCAACAATCCAATGCAATAGGCGTCCGTCCACAATATGCCGGAATACCACTTCCCCCGCCTTAATATCATGCACGCGGTAGTTGCCTGCAAAGTCAAAGGCGATGAGATTGGTGTTGCTCAATATACCAGCTTCGATTGCGGCTTGTATGGCTTGCTTCTCAGTCATATCTTTCTCCTTAGTTTTTCAGGGGTTGTTAAAAGGATGGAGGCCATAAGGTGCGCAATCCGCTTACTTACACTTCTCTTGCCCGCTTCCATTTCTCCGATATGGCTTGGCATTACTCCAATGCTGTAGGCCAGTTGCTTTTGTGTCATTCCACGGGCCACACGGGCAGCACGCAGCGGGGCATGGGCTGTATGTGGCATAATCAATCCTTTCTATCGGGATGTATGAAGTAGAGAAAGCTTTGGGCCTCCACATGCCCCAGCTCTTGCATAAGCAGGTAGACAATGCGCGCGGCGATATAAGCGGCCTGAGCCTTGTTTTTAAGCCCGCGTATCTTCTTGCGGACTTCGGGACGTGTGCCGCCATGTAGCCAGTCGCGGGCCAATGTCAGGGCGAATTCGCCTTGATGCTTATAGGTGGCGCTCATACAGCAACCCCGCATTTATGGCATTTTTCATTGCCGCCGAATACGGGGCACCACCTAAAGTCAGTATCCCAGTGTTGTCTGCCCTCCGGCTTGCTTTTATCCAGCGGTATAGAATCAACAGCGCAATTGTCGCAATAAATGGCAGTGGTTTTTATCGGCGGTTCATATTTCCTTGTTACAGGATTGTTATAACCGTGTAGCGTTCCATTGAAATAGGTCATACTCTTACCCGCCTCACGCGCTGAAACCTCTTTGTGTCGCGGCGCACTAGCTCCATATGTTCAGAGCTATGCAGAAAGCCGGAATATTCACGGATTAAGGCGGCCAGAGCAAGGCGCTCTTTTTTATCAGGCGCCACACGCCTGCAGCGGCGATAGTAATCCATTGAAGCTTCGCTATGCTGGCCCATATGGGCATAACAGGCGATGTAACCCCTATTTGCTGACATATCAGGCAGGAATAAAACGGGGTTGCCGTCTTTGCCGCCTTCCCATTTCGGGATAAAGTAGAAGGGGAGTGTTGCCATACGCAGATTTCCTTGTATGTGGTCGGTTTGTAGTTTCAGGATAGCAGAAAGTTATTAACTGTCAATAATTATTTACAGGCTCTTATCCTCTCTCTATTCTCTGTACTGATTGCCATGGGTAAAAAGTTTCCTTGCCTGTAAAGTCCCTACTGGAATTAATACTCACTCCATATTCATTTCGTGACGATAAAAAGCCCGTATGAAAGTTAAATCCATTGGGCGCGGCCATGCTCGTCAAGTATATGGTGCTTGTGCCTGCTTGTTCTGGCATGGTCATATTAAGAATCCTCCGGCTAGTAGGAATTAGCTGCAAGCACGTACATGGTTATCAGTACCACCATTATGTCCATAAAATCATAAGTCATAAATTTCTCCCTGGATTGCCATAATTAAAGCCTTGCTTGATTCTACCGTATGCCTTAGTCCATCGCGCAGCAGTACGAAGAATAGCTTATCCTTAAATGACGCATTAAGAAGTCTTGAAGTGTGAACCCTATGCACTTCAATAATTGCTTGCGGCGTTCCAGTGCCTCGGCAAGGGCATTGTAAGTTTCGCTTGAGATATAGGTCATGATTCGACTCCCGCTTCTTCTAATATTGCGCGGGCCTCTTCTAGGTGTCCTGCGATATAAGGCGCATCTTGAAGACTATCAGTGTAAACAATACGGCCCGCTTCAAATAAACTACCGAGGCAATCTTCCATCTGGATAATCTGATTTATAAGCTTTTGATGAAGATTAACCGCCTTAACAATAAGCGCGGCGTTGGCTTCTACCTCCGGCCATTCCCGCCTGCCAGTCAGGCGCAGGTTTGCGATCAAGGCTAGCGTGTTGCCTTTGCCGTCAGCGATCTTTATAGCCTCGCTGCTAGTGACTTTCCAGGGTAGCGGAGAGTGCATATCTAAGGGGGTGTTTGGGATATAGTTCATAATTCTATCCATATAAAAAAGAGAAGTATCAGTATCAGTATCAGAATTATCAGGACCATTTTAAAGCCCTTTCGTTTGTAATTTTTTGGCAATCTGTGCATCAGTAATTGATGCATCATCCACAAAGGTTAAATATTCCCCCATGTGTTTTGCGTACCAGTTGACAAGGTTAGCGGTTATGCGTTCAGATACATGAAACACCGAATAACCCGCTACCCTATGCCAGCGACAAGGGGGCAGAACGTCTAAGGCATAATTGTATTGCTCGGCTGTAATAGGCTCCACATTGGTTTTCATACTGTTATCATGGGCAATACAAAGCGGCTCTAATTCTGCCCATGACAGCACCTTGACCGAATCCGCGCTTTTACCCTTTGCCTGTAAATACTGCTCTAAGGTCAAATCCATGTCTTTCGGCAGTCCAATGCTTTCGGCGTATAAATAGCCGCTATATTGTACGCGCTCAACTCCGTCAGCATCCTGATAGATAATGGAATCAGTGCTACCTTTAAAGGGCTCTGTGATTATATATTTTTGAGTTTGCATGTTAAAAACTCCTTATGCGGTTTGTTGTTCAAGAATGTACGGCACAACATTAATTGCGTTTGGTGTAAGCTGACGTTGCCAAGCCATATTGCGGGGCGACCATTTAAACCCACGGCTTTTAAGCTTGGTTATCATGTCGGCGTCTGGCTTGCCGTCAAAGAGTAATTGCAAGCGGTTTTGCTCCACATTATGCAGCACCTTCACGCCATTAACTTCGTATTCCTTGGCTTGGATGTTATAATCTAGCTCCGTGCGCGGTTCTGCCGGTGGTTTGCGTACCTTGTCGATAAAATCAAGCATTGCCTTGCTGGCGTTATGCTCCCATTGATTGTATTTTTGCATACGCGCAACGGGGAAGCGAGCGGGGCCGGAAATCATGGAGCTATAGCAACGTGACTTGGCGGCCATGCTTTTTAGCCAGAGGCGCGTAAACTTCTCTATTGCCCACTCTTTGCTAGCTTGTGTAAATTCCGTCACGATAGCGTCATAGTAGTTGCATTCTGACTCTGCTCGTTTCTCTGGTGAGAAGCTTGTGCCGCTGTGAGCGCGATAAGCTAGATCATAGTATTTATGCTTTTCCATAACTCCCCCTATGCAGCTAAGCTATATTGTGCAGCGACTTCCACAAGCGCCGCCGGTACAGCTTCCAGCGCCTTTGCATGAAACTCCGCAAGTGACTTTTCAGTGATTCGCGCAACTTTGCCCTGCGCAATGGTTTTGCTGTAATCCTGAAAAATCACAGTAGAGTAGGAACTGTCATCCTTGCGGTATATAACGCTTGCGCATGTGCTAACAGTGCCGCTATGACGCTTGCTGCTTGTGACTCGCAACGCCATTTCACCCTCTTCCGTACGCTTGTTTAATGGTATTTCCGTAACTGCCTCTAAGCCGTAGTAGTTCTTTGCAATCTGTGTTGTGTAGGTCATTATTCGAACTCCTTTTAGTGTTGATGGATGTTTTAGGCTACTTCTTCATATTCCCCGTTAAGTTGAGAAAGCACAGCTTTCGCATCTTCAAATATCTCTTCGTACTCCCCGGAAGGAGTATAGCCTAAAGAATTTACAACAGCCATCGCATCACGAAAGGCGTTTTCCAATTTTTCATATGTTGGCTGTGTCATTATCCGAACTCCTAGCTGGTTAATCTTAAAGCCATCATAGACTAAAGTTATGGACTGTCAATAACTATTTTATATACTGTTTTCGGCCTGCCTTTCCCTTGCGTTTCTCTTTCACATGTTATTAAACCCTTCTGCAGCATCTCCTCTATAATGGCGTCAAGCTTTTGTTTTTTGAGCACGCGAAAGAAGCGCATTATTTCACGCCTTCCGGCGCTTCCTTTCTTACTGTGCAGAAGCTGGAATATTTGCTTGTTCCATCCCTCCGGCTCAGGTTTTTCCACTTTCACAGGCCCGCTATTGGTAAATTCACCGCATACGGGCAAATGACTGTCAAAGGAGTGAACACCATCGCCCCAATCAAGCAGCATTCTGTCTTTAATAAGGTCGATATAAGCTTTAATCGCAGCTTTCCCCAGTAATTCCACCACTTGCTCGCATGTAAGCTTGTGGTGCTTTTCCAGCAAAAGGAGAATCAGATTATGGAGGGGTTCAGGATGAAACTTTTTATTTTCCAGCCATTCATAGGGTATTGTCTGAGCCTCCATTATTCAGCCCCGTTTTTAGGCTGTGCAGGCTCAAATATTTTAAGAGCCATAATAATAGAAGTGTTTAAAAATTCAGTGATTGTTATCCCATTAACAGCACATGCTATCTTTATTCTTTTATGAAGAGTTTCATCTGATAATTTAAAGTTTATCATTTTCATATATTATCCTTATTTGTGTTAATAGTTATATAACTCTAATATTGTATGTTCATAGCGTCAATATCAAAAATACATGGTGTATGATTATTCCAGTGTCACACATTGCGGACACGTCACGCTTTTTTTTCTAACTCTTGGACATCTCAAAGCGCCTGCTATCCTATCATTGAATAGCAATGTCCTTTAAATATATGTCCTTCCTTATACATACCTCTTACTTTAATATAGTATTTGTATAGTTTTCTATATTTGTATTTTTGTATTTCTGTTTTTGTGTGTGTATAGGGTCAAGGTGTGACGTAAATCATTTTACTGTTTAAGCTTATGTATTATAACCATAAACCGCGTCACAAATTTACTTCCTTATGTCACACCTGTCTTTTGGTATTGGTTAAGCCGTTGTATTGTATTAATAACTCGCGTCACACTTTTAGGGACACGAGAATATTATATTATATTGGCTATAACGCACCTTATGGCTTTGAGGTGCCGGAGTATCAAAAAGTCTGAAGCGTGTCTGCGTGGGTATTCTAATGGGTTTTAAACGGTATAATTTGACGCGGGCAAAGTTTAATGGTACATTGATTCTAAACAATTAGTTAATGCATTTTGGTAGCAATGTGGAATTACAAGAGGTTAGCCCTGCTAAAGTCAAAGGCCGCCCATTTGTCAAAGGGCAGGTGGCGAATCCAAAAGGCCGCAAGCCTGGGTATCAAAACTTTGTAGACCGCGCGGCTTTCCTGGCTTCACGCTATAGCTTAGAGCAGACTATGGCAATATGCAAAGACCCGAAAGCATTGGGAAAACTGTCGGTTTTTGACGCAATGATAATGCAGCGCTTTAATGAAGCGTCACAATATGGCGGCTGTAAGTCAATGGATAGTATCCTCGACAGACTGCTTGGCAAGCCGGATCAGTTCGTACGCAATGAAACGACAAGCACCGTTAACGTGGTGCTGCAAAACGCCATGAAAGAATTGCGGGAATCTTCCCACGAAGATATCATGCGCATTAAACAGATTATTGAGGGCTCGGCGGTTGATGTAACGCCAAAAGACTAGCGCATACCGCAAAGCGCAAGCAGGATGCATACGCACGTTATAATGATATAACAGATTATTGTGCCGATAATAAATTCCATCACTGGCTTATCTCCGGTGCCTGGTACAGCATGACGGGAAGTGCTGCAAGCTTAGTGTCGGGAATAGCCGCGCACATATCACATATAATGAGTACCATGTCGCGTCTATTGGCTTGCGGCTCTAATGCCAGATTGACTGGTAGCCCACAATGATTGCATCGTAAACACATTCTGCTTTCACCTTCCATGAACCCCGCGATATATTCCGCATTCATTCTAATGTGTTTATAGTCTTGAGGCAACGGGCTCTTGCATGGGCGCTGCATGACTGCATCGGCAAAGCCATGTCTCCAATAGATAGAGTGTTCATATGACATACTTACGGCCCTCTCTTGCGTTGCTGACAGATGCAAGGCAGCTGTCAAGATTAATGAATGGCCCCGCCGGCTGACGCGGTCGTGTGACATCAAAGTAATGCCAGCAGTTGTGCAGCTGGTATATGATAAAGCGTTGCATGGTGTGCGCTCCTTAAATGTTATGGGCAGTTTAGCGCCATGCCGAGGGCGATCCTCAGGGGATTCTAAGATACCTTATCCATTTTCTTTTTGAGCATGGCTACAAATGCCTCTGGCTTGGCTTTCATAAATGCCTTGATTGACACGTTGCCCTCAAATAGTGTTTCGTCATACTTGCTGCGATAATACGGCGCGTCTTTGTAGCCAAGGGACACCCGATAGTAGATAGTATCCGCCTTGTCATCGTGGTAGCCATCGCTTACCCATAGCTCACAACGTAGCAAGGCAGATTCAAACCATTCATTTTCATAATCAGAGAATACGCTTTGCAGCTTTTCCGGCAAATCACTATAGCTAAAATCCTTGTCTAGCTTTACATCCGCAGCACGCTTATCATTGCCTTTAATATGGTCATGATAAAAAGATTCATACATATCCTTTTTGCTCCTTTCCATACTCTCACTTTGTGCTTTGGTGAAGTGGTAGGAGCTATCAATATCGTTCCGATAAAATTCGCTTATCTCATAGCCACCATCTTGAAAGGGTATAAAGCCATCATAAGACTTGCCGTATATGGGCTCTATTCTGTTGCACCCGTGCGCCTCACGTCCGCAATCGCTTATAAAGTCCTCTTTGATTGCTTCGGCCACCTCAAACATCTTGCCGCGCAAGGCTTGCGACACACTAGGCGCAAAGTGGCTTGTATCGTTTTCTAGTTCCTTTAATGCATTCATAACTAATCCCCTGAGATTAACAAGGCGTCATTGCCTTGCATGTGTATACACTAGCCCACTAGTTATGAACAGTCAATAACAAAATGAATGACATCAATGAGCGCGGCGCGTGTGGTGTGTGGCGTGTGTGTGATAGGCAGCAGGGGGTAGTAGGGGTAAGAGGGGGTACGGGGGAGGGGTGGGGGCTAAGTTTGGGCCGGCGGGTGGATTTGGCCTAATGCTCCCCCACCAAAATATGCAAAAAATTGACTTTGTATATACAGGGAGGCACCCCCCCCTTCGTTTTAAAAGTGCACGTCGCTAAAAAATTTTTAATCATCCGGATTATTTTCCTGCACGGTGCGCTGAGGTGGACGCCATCCCCAGTATTTAACCTGACGGTCGCGTCTGCGTCGATAGCGCTCTATTTCAAATTCGATGGAGTCGAGCGGAGTGTCGGTGATGGGTACGGTATATTGCATGTGGTCCTCCCTTATGTGGGTTATAACCTGGGATAGCTTGAGAGGAGAGCGTGTCACACACAGAATATTGTTTCGCATGCTTGTATATACGATAGTTATAAGGAACGCATAAATTTTAAATCTTGCAAAAAGCCAATAAATCGCGTATATACAGTATATGGACATTGAATCAATCTTGCCCTCGCTGCTGATGGTTGGCCATCACTATTATTTTGCAAATCCTGAGAGTGCGTATGAGTATATGGGGAAGACTGGGGCGGGCTTTCATGTGTTTAGCGGTGATATTGCTGTTCAGTTTGATGAGCGTGATTTGGCTGGTCTGCCATTGCATCATGTTCACGGTCCTCGCGTTACAGCTCATAAGTATGAAGCTATGGGAATTTCAATCTTTGACGAGACGAAGATAAGGGGATTCTGAGGTGGCACAGAACATTGACTTTGAAGTGGCGACCTCCGCCAGAAGCAGGAAGCGCCGTGCGATGCGCCGGAACTGCAGCTATGAGAATATCGGGGAGGCGCTGTGCACGAAGCCGCACAGGGAGAAACAGCTGGCGAGCTGGCCACAGCGCAAGGCATATTGCGTGGACCAGAATATGGATGTGAGGGATTGAGTATGGTCCCAAAGCGCGACCCGCAGATTCGTAACGACCTGCTGCATGACATGACGGCGATATTGTCCGACTATCTCTCCTCCTTTCCCCATCAGCCCAAAGCGAGTTACGCGCCGGAGGGTTTGTACCCGGAGCATATCGCGGAGTGCATAATCTCGGCCCTGGAGGAAAAGGGGTGGCATGGGGTGAAGGAATAGTATATACTAAGTATATACAAAAAACTAAACACTAACTATTAAGAGGAAATATTATGGCTGAGCGTGAATCGAAGGAGATTGTTCTCCAGCACCCCGACTATGAGTATGTGGACCCCGGCGAGATTGAGGCGTTGGAGAATAATCTGCTGATTGAGCTGACCAAGGGCGCGTTGTCAGGCTCGGCGGCGGCTGGGGTGTTTCGCCATGACTTTAATGTGCAGAAGACGGCGGAGCTGGCGGTGAAGATTGCGAAGGCTGCGATGGAGGAGTTGAAGAAGGTCTGATGGACACGAGCAACTTATCGCTGATGGCCCCCTCCGGGTTAACTCCCCGGCAGCAGTCTTCCTTGATAGACGATATGCTGCAGGCGTATGCGGAGGTGGAGAAGAAGTTGGTGCGCAAGCGCGTTGTGAATTACAGACTTGATGCTATGAAGGCGGCGTTTGAGTCTATAGCGGCTGCCGGGTACAGAATTGTGAAGTTTTAAAGAGTGGGGTGGTGGTTTGAAAGTATGACAAAAGCCTCTGCGATGCTGCTAAAATACCATGCGGACTTGCAGGAGGTCTATCACCGGTATCGGGTGCTGTGGCGAATATTGCATCCTGCCGTGGATTACTTAAGTGGCGTGCCGTTAACGTTAACCGGGATTCAATAAAGGAGACTTGTTATGGCTAAATCAAAATCGACCGCCAAGAAGGTGGTGAAAAAAGCAGTGAAGAAAGTGGCGAAGAAAGCGGTGAATAAAGTTCTGAAAGTGGTTGCGAAGAAGAAGTAATGGGCAAGAAGCTTGCTGATAAGCCTGTCTTGTTCGGCAAGCGGGCTATTTCAATACGACTGGACCAGAGGGTGCTGGACTTCTTCCGGGAGTCTGGCCCCAAATGGCAGTCGCGGATTAACGATATCCTGCGGCAGTATGTGGAGCGACGGAAATGAATGATGAATCGTGCGGAACCTGCAAGTTCTTTCGCCGGAATCTCAAAGATATAAATACCGGGTTCTGCCATGTGGCGCATGCCCAGGTGGTGGTGGCGCAGGTGCGAACCCCGAACGGCGTACAGGCGGCTCCGATTGCCACCTTCCCCAACATGGACCATAAGGACTGGTGTGGGGAGTGGAAGGGTAAGCTGGCGTTGCTATGATGATATTTCTACTTCTTGTTATTCTCTACTTCCTCCTTTTATTCCTCCTTTTATCGCGAGTTGTACAATGAACACTTCCTCCCCCGCCATCGCCACGCTCCCCTCACCGCAGAACCATAACATCCCCTCCATAAAGCTTGCGATATCGGTATGCTGTAATCGCCCTATGCTGGCGCGCCCTGCCATGGGCTTTGCGATGATGATTCATTGTCTGACAGCCGCAGGCATTCCCTTTTCCATTATCTCGCGCATGCAGGCATCGGTATTGCCGCAGTCGCGGCAGGATTGTCTCAACGAGGCATTGGCGGACGAATGCACACATCAGCTCTGGTGGGATGATGATATCGAGCCTCCGCATGATGCGCCGCTGCGCATGCTGCAGGCGATGCATAACAATCCTGAGATTGATGTTCTGGCGGCGAATTATTGCCGCAAGCAGGATTCGCTGATGTATACGGCGGAAGATTTAAATTACAAGATGATTGAGTCCTTCGGTAAGATTGGCGTTGAGGAAGCGGATAAGGTGGGTATGGGCCTGATGATGGTGAAGATGGAGAAGCTGCGCGCCATCCCGGCTCCGCACTTTGAGGTGACGTGGATGCCACAGTATAATAAGTATATCGGCGAGGACCGCTACTTTACCCGCAAGATTCGCGAGCATGGCATGCGCATCTTCGTAGACCACGGGATTTCCAACTTCACTCAGCATTGGGGCGACCTTGGGTATAACTTCCGGATGTTCCAGCCAAGGCAGCCGATGCAATACCCGAAAATGCCGGACGCGATGACGGATGAGCAGCACAGCAGAGAACATGATGGGCACGGGGAATAAGTATGGCAAAATCGATTCTTGCCTACATGCCGACGTATTCGCCTGATGCTGGCGTCGAAGACGGTTGCGGACGCCCGCTTATTCGACTATCCAACGAGCAGATAGCCAATCGTATTAATACGCTGGGGAATAAAAGTCGCGCCCGTCCCTTTATATATATGGACTGCATTGACTCCGTGGTTAACACGCGTCCGGATGTTGACCTGGTGGTAGCGGATGCGCGCAGCTCCGATATCGTGCGCGAGGGGCTGTCAGCACATCATAAGCAGTCCGGCGGCTACCAGCTCGCCTTTTATCCTGGTAAGATGTCTCAATGGGCATTATTCAACGATATCCTTGCACGTCATGCGACGGATGACACAAAATATGTTGTGTACACCTCCTCGGATATTATCTGGTGTATGGACTGGGTTGAGGAATGCATCCGGGAGTTTGACAAGGACCCCTCGCTGCAGATTTTATTTCCTACTGTAAATTCCGGTGACGTGGCTATTCCGATTCAGCTGGCGCCGGGGCCGAAGGACATTGACCTGGTTGACCCTGCCGACCATATGGAGTGCCTGGGTATGGCTGCGGCGAAAGCGCCATGCCTGAATATGTATGCCGCCATCTTCCGTATGGACTTTTTAAAAGCCTACGGTGGCTATATGACGGCTTTCCGAAATTGCTTCACCGAGAGCTTCCTTTATTTTCAGAGCGAGGCGATGGGCGGTAAGATGCGTTTGTGCCCGCGCGCATGGTGCTATCATCACAACGGTGTCGATGTCTGGGTTGGCGAGGGCGGATTTTATCATTATAGCGCTGAGAAGCCAAAGTTCGACCGCATGATGCGTGAGGTGCAGGCAATGCGTGCTGCCGGTAAGTGCGATGTCCCATTCCTAAGAGAGATTCTATATAAGGAAGCACAAGCATGAAAATATCCGTCCTCTGCGCCTCTCGCTCCAATCACTCCAATATGCGCACGGTCATCGGCGCTCTGGATATGCTCAAAAGCGGTAAGCATGAAATCCGGTATGTGGTGGCGTGCGATTGGGACGATGGGGCGACGCAAAGCGCGGCGGAGAGAATGTATCAGGAGGCGATTCCGGCACTCAGCCATTGCAAAAAGCAAAACTCCTTTTTAGGCGCGGTATGGAACGAGGCGGCTGACTCTGCACCTGCCGATGTGTACGTGATTGTGACCGACCGCGCGCTGTGCGTCACCCCCTTCTGGGACACCTTCATTGCCGACGCAGTGAGTAAGGACGCAAAGCGCGTGACGTGGTGGACGACCAATGCAGGCCCGGTTATTCCCATTGTGCCGGAAGTATGGCGGCAAGCTGCGGGCCAGATTTACACCAGCTACTTCCCCTTCTGGTTTGACGATACATGGCTGCATGAAATTTCTGCTATGGTACATGGCCTGCCGAACTATATGGTGCAGGCTGCCTGCTTTATAGTGAAGAAGAGCCCGATGACGAAGCGCATGCGTGATTTACGCTTCTGGATGGACTTCTTTATCGCCAAGCGGCCCGAACGCGTTGCGCATGCCGCAAGAATTCGCGAGAAGCTCGGATTGCCGGCACCCGATATGAAGCCCATTGAAGAGTGGTTCAGCCAGAATGATGCGATGTGGGCGCGTGACGGGGAGAAGTGGCAGGAGGTGATGGGGGATAAATCCGAGCCGGACGACATCTACTTTGAAGCGAAGAAATACGCAGTGGAGAACTGGGAGCCAAAATAATGGCGCAGCAGAGTGCTATCGTAGCCCTCTTAAAGCAGAACCCGATGCTGGCCAAGGGCCTTGTCTATCAGCGGGCGGCGGAGGGGAGTCTTTATGAGTTTATCAAACTCATGTGGGAATATATTGAGCCGGGGATAAAATTTAAGAACGCACGTCATTTACAGGCTATTTGCGAGCATCTTCAGGCAATATCCGACGGGGATATTAAAAAACTTTTGATAAATATCCCTCCGGGATATGGAAAATCCATAACTGTATCTGTTTTTTGGCCTGCGTGGGAGTGGATAACGAAACCGCACCTGCGTTATCTGACGTTTTCTTATGCATCGAGTCTGACTGAGAGAGATAACGGAAGATTTCGTGCGGTTATTATGTCGGACCTATATCAATCATTATGGGGTGATAGATTTAAACTTATTAAGGATAATCAGATAAAAGTTGAGAACGATAAAACCGGATGGAAGATTGCAAGTTCCGTGGGTGGCACAGGCACTGGCGAGCGTGGAAGTCGGCTTGTGATCGACGACGCCAATAACATCAAAGATGTGGAATCCAAGGTAACGCGCGATGAAACCAACCGTTGGTACACTGAGGTTCTCCCGTCCCGTGTAACTGACCCCACTGAATCTGCTTTTATATGCATTCAGCAGCGCTCGAATGAAGATGATGTTTCAGGTCTTATTATTTCGCGGGACATGGGTTACGAGCATCTTTGTCTCCCACAGGAATTTGATTCTCAGCGCAAATGCATAACATCTATAGGTTGGGAAGATTGGAGAGAGGAAGAGGGGGAGTTGCTATGGCCTGAAGTTTATAATCAGGAAGTTGTGGATAAAATGAAATCCAATAAAGAGATTTCGAGCTATGCATACGCCGGACAATATCAGCAAATGCCTGCTCCAAGAGGCGGTGGAATTATAAAATCGGCATGGTGGAAGATGTGGCCTAAACAGGGTGAGTCTTTTGACGAGAATGGGCAGCCGCTTCGTGCTTTGGAATATCCGGTAATGGATTTTATCATCGCTTCGGTTGACCCTGCATTCACTGAAAAGAAGACAAACGACTATTGCGCCTGTGTGGTTCTTGGTCTTTACCGGGAGGATGGTCAACCACGCATACTTCTAATGGATGCGTGGCAAAAGCGGTTAAAGTTCCATGGCACTGTACCGGAAAGACGCAAGGGTGAATTGCGCAAAGACTATATGGACCGTGATGAATGGGGCCTTGTGGAGCTTGTGGCCTATACTGCGCATGAAATGCATTGCGATAAGGTGGTTGTTGAGAAGACGGCTTCTGGCATACCGCTGATTCAGGAGCTTATTCGCCTTTATAGCTATGAGAAATTTGGTGTACAGGGCATAACTCCCAAGGGCGATAAGATTGCTCGCGCACATGCTGTTTCAAATTTGTTTGAAAATGGTATAATAGCGGCACCGGATAGGTGGTGGGCACAACTGTGCATCGATGAAACATCCATTTTTCCGCGCGGAAAACATGACGACATGGTGGACGCGCTAATCCAGGGTGTGAAGTTCCTTCGCGATACTGGTTGGGCACTCCGCACTAACGAATACGAAGAGGAAATTGAGGTGAAGGAATTTAAAGGCAGGGAAGGGGCAATTTATGACGTGTAGAGAAGAGGGGGGCGAGAATGCGAGAAATTAAACTACCCGTAGATATGGATTATTCTATATCAGCTATCGAGATATCTATCTCCGCTATGAAGGTAGATTGCAATGGGGGTGTGAGAGATATGTTTTTTACTGTCCATCTTCCATCTACCAGCATAATTTCCTTTAAGGAGATGAAAGATTTTTTTGACAAATCTCATTGTGACATTCTTCTTCTTAGGGAGGAAAATTTTCATCCTTATGAATGGATGATAGTGTCTTATTGTAGAAAAAGCTGTGAACCGCTTGCATTTATACGGAGTGGGGTAAAATGGTAGAGCCGAATTTATACAAAGAATTCTATCTCACGACGCCTGCGGCAGAAAAAGAGCTGGGCAATTTGCTCCAGAATTACCCGGAGCAGGTGGTTGCGTGTAAAAAACGCCTCGCTGAGCTGGAAGAATTGCTGAAGCATGATGAAAATCGCTGTAGTACGAGCAAAGTGCAGCGAAATTTCCTTCGCAGGATGCTTGCTCCCTATCAAAACTGATAAGTGACGCCCACTCGCAGCCTTTGCGGAAACGGGTCGCCTATTAAATGCTTGGTCGGGTATTTGTAGGGGATAATCTGCCCCTTTCCACCCACATTGAATATAACTGAGCTCATCCATGCGGCAGAAGCGTAGAATGTCACGCTTCCCTTGGTGAAAGACGATAGATTGGATGACGCATTCCATATTGCCTTGCTTGCCGCCTTAGAGGTTTGATGAAATTGCAAGCCGGAGGATGCGTTCCACGCTCCAGAAGAGAAAACGTAGGCGATGCTCTTTGGCGAGAATACTGAACTGGCGCTCCATGTACCCTTGGATTTTGCGGTAGATATACCTATGGGAGAAAAATTGGCTGATGGCGAGAAGGTGGCGATGCCCTTTCCGCTTATTGTTGTCGCTTTGCCTGCCGCTGTCAGGGAAATGGTCGGCGACCATGTTGCCTTACCTCTTGTCGCTGACTTCGCGCCAAACGACAGCGCGGAATGCGGGGTTATAGTGATAACGGAGGCGGCGGTTGATTTCCCCTTCGCAGAAAACGAAGCGGATGGCGCCCATGTGGCCAATGAAGAAAGCAGGGAGGCCCCATGTGGGGAAAGTGAGGAGTGAGGTGAGTATGTTACTATGCTTTTTGCTGACGATTTCCCTATTAGCGACAGTGAGGTGTTTGGCGAATATATAACAGAGCCCTTTGCCAGCGACTTTCCTTTCGCCAAGAATGATATAGATGATGACCACGTAGCGTTTCCGGTTACGGTGATTTGCGCCCCCTTTTTGAAACTTACTGATGCGCTCGGTGAGATGGTGAGTTTGCTCCTAACCAAGCCATTGCCGGCGGCAGAGAATGAGGTTGACGCGCTTTGCGTTGCCTTGCTCCTTGCTAAGGCCGAGCCTAATGCGGAAAGGGAGAATGCTGCGGCCCATGTGGCTATACCCTTACTGGAAGAGTAGGTGGCCAGTACTCCAATTAATGAAGGTGCTATTATGTGCGCGCCAGAGGTGCCAGCGGTACAGGCATAGTTAATTTCCGCAGACGCCCCTACGGTATCTGTATTGACAGCATCCTGAAAGAAGCCCGTGGTAGATGATCCAATCGTTACTGATTGATTGCCATTTACTCCACCGCTTTGAAAATTAATAGTTGAATTAGCTGCGATAGTATTACCTTTGATATAAGTCTGAAGCCCGGAGGCTGTAAATCCTATTCCCGACTTAATCTTCTGAGCGTTGGTGATCGGTGCGAGAGTATTACCGGCTGTACAGAAAAAACCAGTGGTTCCTGAGCTTACATTTGTCTGGCCTGGATTATTGCCGCAGAGATAGTGCGTGATCCCCGATGTATTTAAGTATTCAATGGAAATAGAGTTGAGAGTGAGGGACGTGGTGACTGTTGAGTTAAACACCGTATTTATCAGATTGCCCGCAATAATAGAATCTGTATGCGTTGTGTCCTCTATAGCTCCGGTTACCCCGCTGCCAATACTAGCGCTGAGGTTCCCGTTTACTCCGCCAATTCTACTCGTAACCGTTGCCACTGATGCTGTGTTCGCCGATATATAGATATAAAGATTCTGCAGGGTGGCGGTTGCCCCGTTAGTAAACTGCGATGGAGCTTCCGTTGTGTTTTTTGATAGCGTCCCTACAATAGTATTAAAATAAGATGTAGTGGCGGAGGTGTCCGTTATCGCCCCTGTACACGTCAATCTATTGATGGTGTTTGAGGTGGTTGTCGGGGCGAATTGTTCTGCGCAGTATGTAAGGGATATTGAACCGCCTCCACCATTAACAAACTGATAGTCTATTTGATCTCCGGAAGAAGCCGAGTCTGTGTGCGTAGCATCGCTAAACTCACCTGTTGTGCTCCCGGTTATTGATATTGCTTGATTGCCGCTAACTCCTCCCGCCCGATAATTTATAGTTGAGGCGGAAGTCGCGGCGTTTACCGATACCCGACAATACATATTGGAAAAACTGCCGGCGGTCCTCCACGTTGTCTGCGCCTGCGATTCATTGGCTACAGCAGAGCTTAGCGGCATCCCCGCAGTTCCTATAGCAATATATCCGGTGGCAGCAGATGCCAGCTGTCCGGTTATACCGCCGCCTGATGGGAGCAGTATGTTAGTCATTGACTAACCTGCTGGCGCTGGTTGAGGGGATGTAGACGCGATATCTATTTTTTTCATGATAGTGCTGCAATCAATATGCGCTTGCGCCATATTTATGTCGTCAGCAGTGTGGAAATTACATTTAACGGGCTTATGGAGCGGGTGATTCATGTAACTTGCATTGCCTTTTTCATCTACCCACTGGAATCCCTTGCATCCACATGGCAGGTGATGAGATTGCCCCCTGTACTGAGTCAGAAATGTATAAAGACATTCTGCCGGTGTGGGGTTAGCTATAGGGTAATGCAGATACCCCCTGTTCTGAATTTTTACCGCTGCCGGTGGTATATGCGGGTACTGAGCGGAAAGAGCTAACGATAGCGGGTCTTGAGGAGACTGAGTATCGAAGAATATGCTTGTATCTATCATGGAAAGCGTTTGAGGTTGATGAGTCGGGCAAACGCTAACGATTTGAAGATTTGTTATTGCCGGTATTGATGTGTCCTTCACCGGGTCTTTAGGATGTCGATAGGAAATTCCGTTGACTACAGACCCATCGGTCCATTCGGCAGTCATGGATAATTGACAGCCGCACAATGAAGGTGGAATCCATATTGCCGTCTGAACCATGTTATGCTCTTGCTGCTTGTTAAGCGGTAATTATATATCCTTTTATTGGAAAAATCCATAAATCATGTATAATGGTGCGATGTCAATCGCTCCCTCCGTAATTTCTGACAATGAAGAGACGCCCGCAGCGCCGTCAGGCAGCGTCGATATTGTTATTGACGATACCCCGCCTGCTGATGCTGACAAAACCAGCTACGACCCCCTTACCGGCGTAAGCATCACCGTTGCTGAAAATGGCGATGTGGAGATAGATTTTGACGCTAAAAAGACGATGGCGGAAAAAGATACCTCGTTCTCCGCTAACCTGGCTGAAAAAATCAACGACTGGGATTTAGGCGGTCTTTGCGATGATGTCCTTCGTGGTATTCAGAGCGATATTGAAAGCCGCGCGCAGCTGGATAAGACCTACGACAGGGGAATCGACCTTTTAGGGCTGACACTGGAGGAGGCATCGAGTGAGGCAACCGCCGAAGGCACTGTCTCCAAGACCTACGACCCCACCTTACTTGAGGCTGTTATTAATTATCAGTGTACCACCAGCGCCGAGATGCTTCCTGCGGCTGGTCCGGTCAAGGTTAAGGATTATTCTCGCGAACCTGATGCAAATCGCATGAGATTGGCGGATGACCTTGAAAGTGACATGAATTATTACCTGACTTCCGTGCGCAAGGAGTACTATCCTGACACGCGCCGCATGCTTTTTGCCCAGGGGTTCTGCGGAAATGGGTTTAAAAAGATATACCGCTGTCCGATTCGACAGGCTCCGGTGTCAGATTATGTCTCCATGCAGGATTTTATCGTGTCAAACGACACGGTTTCGCTGAGCAATTGCGGACGCATGACGCACCAGACGAAATTGCGTAAATCCACGATGAAACGCATGATGATTGCCGGTGTTTATCGCGATGTTTCCCTTGCCCATCCGCATGAGCAGCCATCGACGACCGAGCGGAAGATAAAAAAGATTGAAGGTATTCAGCCGCAGCCCCGTTATCAGGATGAGCGCCACACTGTTTATGAAAGTTATGTCGAAATTGACATGGCGGAGTTCGGATTTGAGGAAAAAGGCGCTCCGGAAGGCTTGCCGCTGCCCTACCGCGTGACCATCGACAAAGATAGCCGTGAAATCTTGGAAATTCGCAGAAACTGGAGAGAAGATGATGAAAATTTCATGCCAATTATCCGTTTCGTCCACTTTGGGTTCATCCCTGGCCTCGGTTTTTACCACTATGGATTCATCCACATTTTGGGGAATACGGCTCGCGCGCTTACTGCTCTCGGACGTCAACTCCTTGATGCTGGCCAATTCGCAAACTTCCCTGGGTTGCTTTCTTCCGATATCGGAGGACGCCAAGAAAGCACTCAAATAAGAGTTAATCCCGGCGGAATGAAAACCATCAAGACCGGCGGCATGAAAATCACGGATGTCGTGATGGCATTACCCTATAAGGAGCCGAGCCAGGTTCTGATGACACTGGCTAAGAATGTTTCGGATAATGCCCGTCGTCTTGCTATGACAGCTCAGGTGCAGGTGGGCGAAGGACGCGCCGATGTGCCTGTTGGCACGATGATGGCGCTCATTGAACAGGCCACCAAACCAATGGCGGCTCTGCATAAGCAGAACCATTCCTCGCAGCAGGAGGAATTTGAAAAACTCAAAGAATTATTTGCGGAAGACCCGCAAGCATTGTCAAAGTTCTCGAAGAATCCGCGCAGGCAGTGGGAAGCCGCCGAGGAATTTCAGGATTTGGATTTGGTGCCGGTATCTGACCCCAATGTGCCGTCTAGCACACACCGTATGATGATGGCAACCGCCCTATCGCAGCTCATCAATATCTTCCCTGAGCTGAATCGCCAGCAAGTACTTGAAATTATTTTGACCACGCTCAATTATCCGACGCAGGGCATGATTAATCCTCCGGCGCCGCCGCCTCAATTGCCTCCACCTCCCCCGCCAGACCCATCTAAGATGGCGGCTGTACAGGTCAAGGCAAATCAGGAAAAGCGTGAGGCCGCGACCGCGATTATGGAAACTCAGGCGCGTGAGCATGAGCAGGAAATGGAAGATCAGAATTCGCAGGCAGACCGCGAGTCGCAGGAGCGTATTGAGCAGATGAGATTGGAAGAGGCGCGAATAAAATCGCAAAAGCCTCTTGAGCCACAAGCAGAATAATGATATATTCATAGGATATGGAAGAATCCCTCGTTGTTCTGAATGATGGCGAAGAAGAGCAAATCCAGCGCGAAATCGCTGAATTTTCTGCCGCCGAAATTTTATCCGCCTCCTCTGTTCAAGATGTAGCTCCGCCTGTTCCGTCGGTTTCTAATGCCTTAACTGGCCTTAAGGCTGACGGAGCTTCTTTTCTGTCGTGGGCGATTGACAGTTCGATTGCGCTTCTTGAACTTGCTGACTTGCCGCCGCTGCAAACCGTAGATGGATTGCGCGGTCAGAAAGAGCATCAGATTCGTGACAAGATTCAGATTGCCAATTCGGTTCTTGTTCTCGCGGCCAATTATGGCTCCAAGAATGACAATAAGGAGCTGGTGGATATCTGCACGCAATACGCCGAAAAGATGAAAATCATTATTAAAAGGCTGTGTTTATGAAATCTCCAATGGTTCCGAAACGCAATGAGCAGAAAAATGAAAATGCCAAACGTATTTTAACGCAGGCAGGTTATTCGACCAAAATCGGCGCTTACGCCAAGGGCGGTGCGGTTCATGAAGATGAGGCCGAGGATAAGGCCCTTATCAAGAAAATGGTTAAAAAAAAAGACCTGAAGGAAAAGAAGGCTGAGGGTGGTTTCGTCCACGGCGGAATGCCCAAGAAGCGTCTTGATAAAATTTCTCGCCAGACCGCTAAGGGCGATGCTAATACCACCCAGCCATTTCCTCCCGGCAAAGAAAAGTTTGCTGCCGGCGGCAAGGTTAAGGGTAAGGGCGGAAAAACTCAGGTAAATGTAATTGTAGGTCACGGTCAGCCGCAATCCGGTCAACCGGCTCCCATGCCTGTTCCGGCTGCTGGCCCTGCTATGCCGCCTCCGCGTCCTCCAATGATGCCGCCGCAAGGTGGCCCACCTCCAGGTGCAATGCCTCCCCCTGGTGCCGGTATGCCACCCGCCGGAATGCCGATGCGCGCCAAGGGTGGAAAAGTCACCGGTAAGGTGCCGAAGATGGAATTTGGTGCCGGCGGTGGTAAGGGTAGACTTGAGAAAAAAGAACTTTACGGCAAACCCGCCAAGAATTAAGTGCCTAAATTAAGATTTTCTACGAACTGCATACTACAAAGCATAAAGTGGAAGATATTAAAGCGATGGTCGCCCGGTATAAGCCGGTTCTGTCAGTGCAACGCTGCCAGATTTTAATATCTCCGATTGGAGATAGATGAGTAGATTCCGAGATAGACTTGAAACCCGCATCAATGAGGAAACTCTTGACCGTGTTACTACGTTTGTCGAAAGTCAGAATAGCGACCCCCATTGGAATGGGGCGCAGCGTGGTTATTTAGCTGCCATAAAGGATGTTTTAACTTGGTCACAGGAAATAGAGAAGGACTTGAATAATGGCTGATTTTGGAAGTCGTCGCGAGCGCAATGCCTATGGTAAGACCATTCATAAAACGGATGAGTATGCTGGTAATCCGCATAAAGCCATTCTGGATTTCATTGCCCCGTATCTTGGGAGCATCCGATTGTCTGCGGATAAGTTATTGGTAGCTACTTATCGTCAGCCTGAGCGCACAGAAGGCGGCTTGTATCTCACGGAGAGCAGTCTTGATGAGGATAAATTTCAGAGCGCCGCCGGTTTAGTATTAAAATTAGGAGAGGCTTGTTTTAAGGACGACCCGACTACAAGTTTCGCGGGATTTAAGGCTGAACCGCTGGAATGGGTAACATTCCGCCCTGTGCATGGTTCTGCACGTGAAATATGCGGCCTTCATTGCCGGTTCCTTCAGGACCTGCATATTGATGCCGTAATCGAAGACCCAACCTTAGTTTGGTAGGAGTAAAAAATGGTAGAAATCCCGAAAATTGAAGAAAAGAAGTATGAGCCAGCGCCATCGGTTTTGATGTCATCCCCGCAGGTAAAGCCGGAAGATGTCATTGTTGAGCTTGATACGGACGAAGGCAAATCTGCTGATACGGCTGCTGTTGTCAGAAAGCCGAAAAGTGATCCCATTGCTGAGATTCGAGAAAGACAGGAATCGGCTGAGAGAGCTTTGGTGCAGGAACGGGAACTCAGGCAGTCTGCAGAGCGTGAGCGTGATACCGCGCGGGTCGCCGTTGACGCTACTCGCGCTAATCTGGCTAAATCTGAGTCTGAAAAGGTAGTCGCGCAAGAGCAGGCGGTGGCCACTAAAATTGAGACTGCCAAGGCCGAGGTGGAAAATGCAGAGCGAGCGCTTGAAGAGGCCATCGACACCGGTAAACCTGCAAAAGAGCAGATAAGACTCCAGAAAATGCTTGCCGAATCAGTCTATAAACTGAAAGGCGCGGAAGGCGCGAAGGTGCATTTCGACAACTGGAAAGAGCGTGAGAAGAATAAGCAGGTTGCCGCGCCAAAAGAGGAGATGACCAGAGGTGAGAGGTGGATTAAGGACCACCCGCGCTTCAATAGCGATAAGGATTATAAGCGGGCTGCGATTGCCGCGCATGCTGATGCACTTGTGGATAATATTGAGGAAGGTAGCGATGAATATTTCAGGCGCATAAATGCAGCGGTCGCGGACTTTGAAAAAGATTCCTCACCTGCCGCAGGTTCTGTACGCAAGACATCTTCTGCCACCTCTACTGCTGCTCCCGCCAGTCATGATTCGACCGGAGTTGGTGCAAGCGGTGGCACTGCCGCTGAAGAGAAGCGCACAGGGCGCAGAACATTCACGCTCGATGATAATATGCGTCATCGGGCTCTTCAGCAGTATGGAAAGAATTCGAGCTTTAAATTATCAGATGACGAAGCATATAAGCGTTATGCACAGCGTCAGCTTGAGATAAGAGATAAACGCGCAAACGGTGAAAGGATTTAATATGGTAGAGATTCCACAGAAGACTGAGGCTAAGCAATGGAACCCGGCGCAGACACAGGCTGTAGAGGCCCTTGCCGTTCATCGCGCTGCTGACCGCCCGGAGAGAGAAATCACGACGGCATCTGTGCCGCGCAAGGCTATATCACTTGGTGACTTCGCTGGTATAAAGCGCGAGGTAGATGAGGATAAGGACTTTCTCTACGTGCCAAAGGAGCTAATCCCCGATGGTATTGCGGTAGAGTGGAAACGCCATAGCGTATTGAACAAGCCTGACCCAAAGCATAATGCAGAAGTCCTTCGCGCTGGCTGGCGTCCGCTTCCCAGCAATGCCGATGGATTTGCAGAACACTTCGCCTCTTTCATCAAGGGCGATATCATTGAGTATGAAGGTCTGGTGCTTCACTACCGCCCTGTTTCCATGAATGAAGCTGCGAAAAAAGAAGAAGCGCGTAAGGCGAATGCAACGGTCAAGGATAAATTTGAAGAGATAGGAATGGCTACACCGTACAACGATATCGACGCCAAGAGATTTAAGGTGGAGCGCGGATTTGAAGAGAAGCTTCCCGGCGGTAATCCGGCTGCTGTAAGCGTTCCTGAATAATTTCTGTTTGTATTCGTTAAAAAATGTGATAATATACTTTTAATGAAGTTCCTCTGCGCGCCGCAGAGGGTGAATTAAACGAGTCTAACCTTCCGCGCCGGATGTGTTGCTCCTGACTTTGGGTTTAAGTCAATGGCATCTAACACATCGTCCCCGAATGGCTTTAGCTTCATTCGTAACAATCTGAGTGGCGCGCCCACTTATCAAACAACCATACAAGAGATAGCGTCCACCAATGCCAATTCTTTTGGTAAGGGCGATGTCGTAAAGCTTCTCAGCAGCGGTTATATTGACCGCGCTCTTACCACCGACACGGTGGTATTGGGTGTTATGGATTGGGTGGAATATTATGACACCGTTCAGCTGAAGAAGGTTCGTACCCTTGCATGGCTTGCTCCGTCAACAGCGCTGGCGGGCAGTGTATATGCAAGCGTAATCACGGACACACAGGCTGTGTTTGCGGTGCAGTCCGGCAATGGCGGTCCTGTTGTTCAGGCGAACGTCGGCCTCAATATTAACTTTGCTGCTAACGCGGCTCCCAATACCACGACTGGGCTTAGCACTGCTTATGCGGATTTTGGCACGGTATCAACTGCCAGTGCTTATCCGTTCCGCGTTCTGGGTCTTGGGTATAACAACTATCTTGGGCCAATCGGTAACTCCGGTTACGACAACACGCTCGCTAACAATATTATCGAAGTCATGGCAAACCCTGGTGCATGGTTAGGCACTAGCGCAACCGGAATATAGGAGTTAAATAGATGGCTATTAGTCTTGCATATATTAAAGACCTACTCCTCCCCGGTGTCATGGAACTTCCGGGTATGTACGAACAAATCCCGATGCAGTGGTCGAAAGTCTACAGCAAGGGTACTTCGCAGATGGCGGTTGAGCGCTCAGTCAGCATGCGGTATGTCGGACTCCCCTATATCAAGGCGGAAGGTCAGGCTACCACATTTGATAACAACTCCGGCCAGCGTTATGTATGGACTCAGGAACATCTGGAAATTGCACTCGGTTACGCACTGACGCGCAAATCCATTGACGATAACCTGTACAAAACCGCATTTGACCCTATGAACCTCGGCCTTCTGGAGTCTTTCCAGCAGGGTAAGGAAATTCTGGGCGCGAACGTGTTTAATACTGCCACCACCTACCAGACGCAGGTGGGCGGCGATGGTGTATCGTATGTTAATACCGCGCATCCGGTAGACGGCGGCACGGTTGCCAACCAACCGACGACCGATGTGGATTTGAACGAAACTTCGCTCTACAACGCTCTTATCGCGATTCGCGCATTCCGCAACAACGCAAATCTGAAAATCTTTGCTCGCGGTCGCAAGCTGCTTGTTCCGCCCTCGCTGGAATATGTGGCTAATCGCCTCACCAAGACTGAGCTTCGCCCCGGCACGGCAGACAACGATGTGAATGCCTTGATTTCCACCGGCCAGCTGCCGGAAGGTTACGAGGTGATGGACTTCTTTTCGTCCAACTACGCATGGTTTGTTCTTACCAACATTAAGGGCCTTATCTATCTTGAGCGTATTCCGTTTGAAACTACGATTTGGACAGATGACACGACTGATAACGTGCTGGTCAAAGGATATGAGCGCTATAGCTTTGGTGTTAACGACTGGAGAGCACTCTGGGGAACTGTCCCGCTTCTGTAGAGTTAACAAGGGTTATTGTGTATAAAATCAGACTAAGGAAATAATCATGTCGGCTACAGTAAACTCAGGACCGCTTATTACCTCCGGCAATATGATGGACGCTATTTCTACGAGCGGTCAGAAGACTGACCCCGTAGCCGGTCCTAACATTACTTATCATGGGAATGCCTTCCCTGACGTGCGTTACTATCCCATGCCGAAGGATGCGCTGGATAATCCCGGTGTTATTCCGTCTGTTTATTCCAACCCGCAGATACTGGTTGTAAACGCCGTTCCGTCTACACTCGGCACTTCCGGCGGCTCTGCCAACGTAGCCAGCCCGCAGCCTGCAATAAGCGGTGTGGCGATGAGCCTCGCGACCAACGCTTCTGTTGGTATTTCACTGAATATTCCTTATCGCAATTTTGCTACTGGCAATCTCGTTACCGGTGCTTTGGCGCTTGATCTGGGTATCGAAACGCCGGCAGTTACCTCTGGCTCTACCACGATTACTGTCGCCAATAGTGCTATATATCGTGTCGGACAGCCGATTATCATAACCAATGTTGGTAATTCTGCTGGCACAACTCATCTCTATACCTATGTAGCTACGCTGGCCACTGCGACGACAATTACCGTTGCCGATAAGCCGCTGGCTACGAATTCCACCACAACCCGCATTTGCTCCGGATTACCCGGCTGGGCAAATATTAATGGCGCAGGTCCCATCCGCCCGACATTCTACGCCCCTTATATTGCTGGCGGTGCTGCGCTTATCTTTGACGAAACACAGGCCATTGAGCGCGGTGTTTCTATTGTGGGAACCGCTATCGCTACCGGCGGCACTTTCACGCTGAAAGGCGCTGATATTTATGGGCAGACCCAGAGCGAGGTGATGACCTTGGTTTCCGGTGCCAGCACGGTTACTTCTAAGAAGTGCTATAAGATTATTAATTCAATTACACCGGGCTTTGCTGATAGCACGCATACCTATTCCGTCATTACGGCGGACCTTTACGGATTCCCGCTTCGCAACGATTTGTGGGAAACTCTGGATATTTATTTCGCTGGCGTCATAAAGACTGCTTCCACCGGCTGGACAGCGGCAGACCAGACGAGTCCGGCCACGACATCGACTGGCGATCCTCGCGGCACATATTCTTTGCAGACTGCATCGCAGGGCATCAACAGGCTGGTTATCTATCAGAGCCTGCCATTCCTGAATATTGGGCGCGCTACACCGGACGCCCCTCAATTCCTATATGGCGTGACCCCAGTCTAGAAAGGTGGTTTATGCAAAGACAAATCACCAGTGTAAGTCTTACCTCTGGGGCAAGTCTGCCCATTGCCTATGATTATTTCCACGCTCCGTTTAACGTAAGCTTATTTTGCGCGGTGAGCGGGACGGTGAATTATACCGTGCAGCATACAGGTGACGATATTTTTAATACGCTGCCAGCAAACTGCACTTGGTATTCGCATGACAATACAGACTTGGTGAATGCAACCACCAACCAGAATGATAATTTTGCATTCCCGGTTACGGCATCTCGTATCTTTCTCAATTCCGGGAACGGCACGGTAACATTAACAGCGATTCAAGCAGGTAGCCCAGGAGGGTTAACATAATGACTGGTACAAACACAACCTTTGCCAATGATTTATTGCTTCTGATATTTCAAGGCACCTCAATCGCTGGCGTAGCACAGAATGCTTCTGCTCCTATTCCCAACCTTTATTGCTCGCTGCATACGGCTGACCCGACTTCCGGCACGCAGAGCACCAGCGAGGCTGTATATACGAGTTATACTCGCGTGGCAGTGGCGCGTAGTTCCGGCGGCTGGACGGTGAGCACCAATACGACCGTGCCTGTAGCCAACATCTCCTTCCCTGCGGCGACAGGCGGTAGTGAAACTGAGTCATATGCAGGCATTGGCTCTGCATCAAGCGGCAATGGGCTTCTGTATTTTGCAGGCTCGATAAGTCCGACTATTGCTGTGAGCTCGGGTGTCACACCCTCCCTTACAACGGCGAGCATTTTGACGCTTTCATAGTAGGTAAAAAGATGAACTTTCTCGAAGCAATGACTGCAGCAAGAAATGGTAAGATGGTGACAAGAACCGCATGGTCATCCAATGGCGGGTATGTTGCCTTTAGCGACATGGATTTGGTGTGGGGTTCTATCGACCATATGCCTCAGCATTTTCATGCTATGTGCGGTGATATATTTGCCGATGACTGGAGTGAAGCATAATGGCATGGGCCTCAGTTCACACCACTAAGCCGATTTCTCAGTCTGACTGTGAAGGCGTATATAAGGGCTATGCCCGTGTATCAGTAGAGTGCGAAATTGGCGCTCTGATGATGCGCGTGGCCTTCCCGGCAGTAGAGGAGGACACTAATCTCATCATGACCCACATAGCCATTGGCTCCGAAGAAGAGGGCGATGGCGAAGTTTTTCTATCTCTCTCCTGCGAGCCCTACACTCCGCTCAGGGTGATGAGTCCGGGGAAGGTGCCGAATGTTATTATCGTTTATCCAGAAACTCTGGCTAAGTCTGCTCGTATAGCGCATCAAATGGTAGCGCTGGGGATGCTGAAGACCTCTGAGATGGAACCTAAGTTCTTTGAGTCTCTGAATGATAATTTGCAGGCTCATGGTATTCCGATTCTTACCGTTGTACGTTCGGCATCTGCCGGGTGGAAGGGCAAGATGAGCCAGATGCAGAGCTTTAATCAGGTGAATTAGGGTTATGCGCGATGACAGTCATAGCGGCAGGCGCGAGATATGATAGAGCATCGGGTGATGTTCAGGCTTACATAGTAATTACTGATGACGATGGCTTTGGTCATCCTATCCACTTAAATCCCCACAAGTTACATGCCGCCGAGCGAGGCGAGGGCTGGATTAATGTGGATTCTGATATTCTCGCTACATTCAAGAATCATAGCGAGATATTTGAGCATATCAGCAATAAGATCGCTCTGGCCAGGGCCGCTTCATGACCACACAAGTATTCTGGTTACACTCAACTTCTTCTCCTCAAAACCTCCCGTCGGACTGGAATACCGGGAATAACACGGTTGAAGCGGTAGGCTGCGGTGGAACCGGAGCGGGCGGGACTACTTCGGTCGGAGGCGGCGGTGCTGGCGGCGGTGCATACTGCAAGATAACTAATTTCTCTGATGCCGCCAATACTTCGGAGGCATTCGTTATTCCGGCGGGCGGTGGTGCGGCTGTTACCCAGTTCAAGAACGGGTCTACGCTTGTTGCTGATTATGGGCGCAATGGTTCAAGTAATTCGGCGGGCGCAGGTGGGGCTATAGCGAATAATATCCCTGTCAGTACCGGTTTTGCAGGCGGCACAGGCGGCGCGGGTGGGAATGGAGCTACTTTTGGCGGCGGCGGCGGCGGTGGGGCGGGTGGCCCAACTGGTGCCGGTAAAAATGGTGGTGCCGGTGAAGCGGCTACGAATGGCGGCGGCGGTGGCGGAGGCGGCGCGAATGGTGGGTCTGCAACCGCTGGCTCCATAGGTAGCAGTGGTACAGGTGGAAACGGCGGTCAAGGCACAGCAGGTTCGGGGCAAGGTACTGGCGGTGCGTTTAGCACAGGAGCAGGGAATAACGGTAATGACGCAACAAATCCATCAGGAGCAGGCGGTGGCGGAGGCGGCGGAACTAGTGGTGCTACTTCAGGGGCGGGCAGTGGCGGCGGCGGTGCACCTGATAGTTCCTTTACAAGTAAAGGTGTAAGCGGTGGTGGTGGTGGTGGCGGCGGCGGACATTTTGGTGGCAACGGTGGGGGCGGAGTTGGCGGTAGTAACTTCTGCTATGGCGGCGGTGTGGG